CGTTCAAGTCCTTTTCTGAATGCTCAGATGTTTGATGATGGTGTCCAACAATAGAATGAGCTTTAGAGCGCATATAAAGACCCCTAGCAGCGTTTACAGGACTGAATACCGAGTGACCGAATTCGTGGCCGTGTAGCGCAGTTAAATGCCCTAATTTAATACTTTGTTTAGACTTAATCTCTGTGATGCCCAATTCGCCAAACCTTAATACGTTCTTTAACTCAAAGTCTCCGATACCTAACAGCTCAGGCGCTACCGTCTTTAGATAGTTCTCCCATCTGTCCTCGTGATTGCCTAGCTTGAAGTATATAGGGCAGTCGAACTCTTCTTTAAGTTGTTTAAGGAAGTCTCTCGTTACTTCTATCTCTCCAGCTAAATCACGGAGCCTTCTATCTTTAATGAACCTTGACGCCTGGTACATATCAATAGTATCTCCGTTTAGTATTATAGCATTCGGGTTCTTATTATATCCCCACTCCAAAGCAATGCTTAACGCTTGCTCATCGTGATAGGGTAAGTGAATATCTGAAAGCATCAATACCCTGTTATTTCCAGTAGGCATAACAAAAGCCTCTTGTTCTTTATAGTCACTTTCAGGGAGCTTGTTCCATCCCATCCGTTCTCTTCTTTTTTCCATAGTTGTATAGTGTTCGTCTCCTTCTTTTACCTTACTCTGATGGTGTTCGCCTCTGTAATAACGAATTAAAGACCTTGCACGATCTTCTGTAAAATCTAAAGGATGCCTTTCAACCAATATTTTGGCTAATGATCGTGTAGTAGCGTCAGGAAATTCATCTAAAATCTCTTTAGTTATATCTCCTACATAAGTTCTACTTCGCACGAACGTAAGGTATATAGGTACTCTTTCCGCCTTTCTTTACCATTCTCAAGGCTTGCTTTCTGTTTCTTCCTTTTCTATACGAAATGTGAAACCAGTCTGCTCTATCTTCAGTGCCACCTTCAAATATTGCCTGGTCGAATTCAACGTTATCTAGTATCCATTCGAACAGCTTTCTATCGTGTAAATCTAAGTCTATTGCTTCGCCTAAAACGTGCTGGCTATTTTTAGCCCCTCCAATGCGTTTATTTACTGCTGGTGAACGGTAGCCACTATTCACTCTAATTGGAGCGCTTAAATAGGCTCTAATTGGCTCAAAAACGTTTTCACAGAGTTCCTTTGCTCTCTGCAAATCTGCTTCAGTCATTACGTTGGGGATTCCGTGACGTATAGATGCGTCAGAACGTTCGAACTCTGCGCGAGTTACGTGTTTCGATAAATTCATAAGATATTATTCTTTTGTTAGCTGGCTAAGTGTAGCAGTGACGCCACCTATTGCGATAAGGTAACCAGCTCCAGTGACAAGGGCTGCTGGTAGTGCTACTGGTGCTGCGATAACTGCTGCTCCTAATGCTCCGGCAATGATTCCGATTCTTTGAACTTTCTTCCAAAACTTAGGCGTTTTGGCGTTCCATCTTTCTTTTAGATTTTCCATAGTGTGTTTCTCTAGGTATTATAAAATAGGTTTGTTTTAATACAGCTTGCTTTTCTTGTGCGCCTTGATACGCTCCTTTGTCATCTAGGCAGTCATAGAGTTTAGATTCTACGTCAGAAAGACGGTTGTTCATCCAAAAAATAGCACAAATCAAAAGGAAGTTTACTCCGTGCTTCTTGCTAAGTTCTGCTACTATCTGAGGTGTCATCTACGTATATCTTTGTAGGTTGTATAGTATAAAAACTTAAAAGAGTATATTTTGTTTTAAAACGCTGTCTTATTCCACTGGAGGGAATGGAGGAGTTGGCTTCGGATTCCACTCTATTAACGGCAAGTTCTTAACCCACGCAAACTGCGCTTCTACGCATTGCTCCATCTCCTGAGTTGAGATAACCCAATTATCATCTGCATCCTGTATAGGATTGAAATAGCTGTCAGGTGCGTATAGCTGACCTACTAACTCGTCTTTCTGTACCTCTGTTAAAAGTCCTACTTGTATCATACGTTTCTACCTAGTGTTGTTTGGAATGCTTGTACTGCCGTGTATAAGTTAGATACTTCAGTGTCTGTAAGCCCGTCTCCTATTGCAGAAAATGCTCCTTCTAAATTAGAATATTGATCTGGGCTTCCACTTACATTTCTTGCTCCTATAAATGCGTTAAAACTTGGCTTTGCTGAAGAGTTTGTATTTTGAGTATAATAAGAACTTCCATTTCTATAACCTTTAAATGAATTACTTGCATTCCTATTTACACTTAATAAACCTTGAGTAGAACTTGCAGCAGTATTAGTTATTCCAGATGTACTACAATTTATCACAGAATAATCTTGATTCGCACCCGCAGAAAATTTAGGAGTTAAAATAGTTGCTACAGAACTGTCATTACATCCCATTATTGTAGCTGAATATCCACTTGTTCGTGAATAATAATGAAATGATGTTGAATTTAACCCTAAAATTGTATTTATATTTAAGTATGTATCTGCATAACCATTTGTTCCGTTCGGAAGAGCGCCATTTGAACTATGTGTCCATCCACCTGAGAATGTTAATCTAAAAGCAGCGTCTGTATCTTGTGGATCTTTAAGATTCCATTTGTGCGTAGTACTCGTTCCACCTACAAACGGATATATAGCTTTCATCTTAGTCCAAATGCCATACGTCTTTAAATCAGTTACCAACGTCTGAATAGCCGACTTTTGGGTGCTATCAGTAATGCCAGCAGCAGAAATGAACGCATCAGCGTCAGCGTCTGTTGCAGCAGCAAATGAATACGGATTGATTATAAAGCCCATAACTTACGCTCTTTCTCCTATCAATGTAACTTTAAGTCCTTTCGCAGTGCCGTCTCCTATTTGATCGATGTCAATAGTTATCTCAGCATCGTCAGCTAATGCAGTATCACTTAACACAGCTTTAGTAGCAGCAGACGTACTTGTCTTTTCGGTGTTGTCTATTGTCAGCTTAGTAGAAAGGATAGTTGTACCGCCTTCGTTAATATCTACTGTGAAAATGTTTCCTGAAGTCTGAGCAGTAGTAAGTGAAGCTCTAACATCTGTGACAGTCATCGCGTGAGGCATTCTGAAAGTTACCTTTGCTGTTCCAGCAGTCAAAGCAGTTGTTTCATCTGAAGCAGCTACAATAATCTCAACAGGCGGAATAGCCCAAGTAGCGTCTCCACGTAAATACTTTTTAGGGTCATTCGGAGCTTTAGGAACAAATCCGTGTTTTGACGTGCTAACATCGTTTGTAGTGATGTCAGTAGTTGTAAGGTTAGCATCCGTAACCAACGCTTTAACATTCGCTCCTGTAACGCTCTTCGTTACATACGTGCCGCCACCAGCACTCTCCGAAACTACAAGTAAGTCCGTGTCTGCAACGGTAGCGCCTTTCGCTGTTAACTGGGATATTTTCTTTTCTGCCATTTTATTTTATTTATCTTTCCGGAACTGTATCGCCCCAATATGAATAATCGTATATCTCTCCCCATCCTTTAACATCCACCGATGAAGCCTCAGTTAAGAGGAAGTCATCTGCTTCAGTCTCTAGTAGATCAGTAGCGTTCTCATTGATGAAGTTGTCTCCGTCTTCTGAAGCCTTACCCCATCCGATTAAGTTACTTACTGCGCTGCCCCATCCTATTGTGTTTGCCATCTTGCTCTACTTTCTGTAAGTATAACTTTAACTTCTTTATATTGTTGTCTTTCGGTTTGTACTTCTTCATAGTTTATTTAGCTATAAAACCCAGCCTGTGAAATTGTTGTCCGTTCTTGGGTACATATCTCCGTTCGAGTTAGAGTTGTACTCAGGGAACAAATCGTTATTAAAGCTCATATAAGAGACGAATCTTTCCGTGTAGTGATGTGCTATCTGTCGCTCCTTCTCAACAAGGAAATCTACTTCGTTTTTGTCTACGCTTGTAGAGTTCTCGCTTTCGTGTTTATACACTCCCTTGTTCGCAATAGTGTAAGCTGCAAAAGGAAGGTACTCCACCATAGCGTAATGGATAAGCATAGGCTTCACGTAGTCAGTAAGCAAAGCTAAGTAAGGGTTAGCTAAAGTCGAAGCAACGATATCCGCTTTAATCTTATTTAGCAAGTCTGTACCTAGTATTCCCTGAATGTGTACGTCTTGCGCTATCTTGATGAACTGAATGAACTTGTCTACGTCTACGTTTCCGTTCACTGCCGTAAACTTCACTAAGTCTGTTCTCGTAATTAAAAGTGCCTCTGCCATTATTTATTTTCTTTAGGTAAAAAGCCTTGGTTTGGCATATCAATAGGGCGTGTGCTTACTAAAGACGGATTCTTAACAATATATCCGTATTTTTCTGCCTTTTTAGTTGCTATTGTTTTTGCCTTCGGAGAGTTTACGTCAATACCTACTCCATCAAAACTTGCATAAACTCTTTTATTCCAACGGTGATGACAGTTACCGCCACCTTTATAAAGCCAGATATCGTAAACGTCAGCGCCACGTGGACCCCAGCCTTCATTTACAACCCTACTGCTCATTTGAATAATATCTTCTTTTCTGTAAATCTTATTTGCAGAAATCATTTGCTTACAAAACTTACGACTTTTTTCTGAAGTATCGCCAGCGTAAACATAACGAGTAATAAATTTAACACCGTCTATATTCGCATCTTGCTCGCTCTTTGTATTCGGTCTTGCCGTTCCTGTAGAAACAAGGTTTACTAATCTATCAAATAAGGACAATTTAACGCCATTAGAAAGCATTTCGTTCTCTGCGTCGTCATTGTCATAATCAACGGGGCTTTCGTCTATTAAAAGCCAGTTATCGCTTTCTTCTTCTCCTAAATCTATTAACGCTTGAGCAATAAGATCATCTTGTGAACTTAATTCAACACCTGTCTCTTCAGCTACTTGCTCTTTAGTCTGTGCGTTCTCTAGGTCTGTAAACTCTAGAGGCTTCAACGTCTTAAAGAATAGGTTAAGGCTCACTCCGTTATATGCTAGAACCTTGTCAATAGCATCAAGTATTACTTCTTGTTTAGGTCTGACAACTAAGTTATCGAACAACACAAAAGAGTTTTGAAGCTCGTCAGCGTTAGAGCTAAAACCATTAGTCGAAGCAATACCAAATAAAAGCGGAGAGGTAACGTTATGAGATAACATTATCTTTCGCATACATTCCTCGCTCAACGTGTTGTATAGGTCAGGAGCATCGTTCACAGGCATAGCGTCTACCGTAGTCTTGCTTTCTGAGTTGTTATTGAAAGCCACGATAACCTTGTGTCCGTCTGTACCTGAAAGCTGAGTTAAAACCTTAGCTTTAATAGCGTCTTGTTCTTCAGGAGAAGGCACTCCGTTGTTAAAGTTTACTACTATACGGCCACTGAAACCACGCTGAACCTCATTGATTAAGTAGTTAGATATCTCTTCCTCTAAAACTGCGTAAGGTATTCCACCTTGATAATCAACATAGCTAAAGTATTTCATCCCTACTGAATAAGGCTGAACGAAAAGTATCTCTACCTTCTCAGTGCTAAAGCCAAACGCCGGTATTCTCTCAGGTGTATAGTTGCGTGTATCTTCCCAGTTATTAGAGTAGTAGTATGCCTCTATCTGTCCGTCTTTATTACACTTCTCAGGAGCTAACAAGTGAACAGGAATGTGATATAGTTTCTGTATCTTCTTTCTATCTGATGTGTAGTGAACTTGGAACGCCGCTTGTCCTAGCATTTCAAAGTCCAAAACTACTTTACGCAAATCTTCAGCGCTTAGCATAGCCATCATTTGAGCATAGTCATTCGGCTTTTTGTTAGCATCAGTAGCACTCAGGCCTTTTCCGTAGATAAGGCGAGAAATATTATTTATAATAGCGTTATTAGTAGTCGAGTTTTTGTAACGCTCCATAAGGAAGGTATAGTAAGAGTTGTTTTCTCCATACGTTACCCACTCATTCTTCTTGCTCTCTGCTATTACTGGCGGCTCGTACTGCGCCAACTTCAAGACGTGTATATTACTCATATAAAATAAAGTCGTTGTTTGAACTATTGCTTGTGTACTGACCGCTATTTACGCTAAAGGTTGGTATAGTTTGGTTAGTACAGAAAACCTTGTCTTTAAATACTACGTTCGTGTTTTGCTTGATAGCTAAAGTATAGAAATGACCTTCCTTTAAATTAAACACCGCTTCGATAGTATTGTAGTATTCTCCTACTGTGTTTGTGATTATAGTTACATTTGTAGAAACACCAGTCTGCTCGTCTGTGATCGTTAGCGTATTGTAACTATCTGAACGAGGAATAAAAGCTATCACTTGTGACTGAGCTTGCTCTCTAAGTATAATCATATTCTATTAACTTAATACTTCGTGTTTTGTTTGAAAAGAAAAAGGGTAAGCCGAAGCCTACCCTCTCTCAAATCAACTATGAAACACACTATGAAGTGACAATAGTAGCTGAAGACATTACTGTAACTAGACCTGCTTCAGTAGAACAGTTAAGGAAATTCGCTGGGATATTCTCTTGACCTGTGAAAGTCAAAGTGTATCCGTTCATATCTCCCATTGCTGTACCGTTAGAAATAACTCCGGTAGTCAAATCCATTCCACGCTCAAGACCAGCAAGGAAGTATTGATTAGCACGAGTTCTAACAATAATGTGAGGACGGCCATAAGAAAGCAACTTAACCAACTTAGTTTTAGCTGCGCTCTGCTGCTTAAGATTAACAGTCAAAACTTGCTCAACGTAAGTAGTTCCGTTGTCACGGCTTGAAGTAATTGTTTGCTCAAAAGAGTTAGCACCTTTCAACTCAAACTTATAGATGTTAGAAACTCCATTGATATCGTTAATCATATCAGTTTGAGTACCATCATAAGTAAGGTCAGACGCTGTGTAATCTCCGTAGTTAATGATGTAGATAGCATCCAAGCCACCTACTGCGCTTTTACACGGTTCCGCTACGCCATTTGAAATATCACAAGACATATCTATTATTTTTAAATGTTATAAAAAAAAGGGTGGCAGATATTCCACCACCCTCGTTTGTTTGTTTAGTTAAGATTAGTTAGCAGAGTTAGTAACACCGTAAGTAACACAATCTCCAGCGAAGCCATACTTAGCGTCAGCAGTAAATCGCATAATTACACGTACATTCTGAGAACCGTCAAGGTCAGCCATATCGATAACTTTAACTTCGTTCAAGTCAGAAAGAAGACCAGTAGCGAAATGAAGGTTAGATGTAGTAGTAGCCAAACCTTTGTTGTCATCCATTCCCGGACACATAAAGATTGGAATACCATCAAAGCTCAAAGAACCGTTAGTGTACCAAGTAGTACCTTGATTGTTCACACCATTAGCACCAAGACCTGAAGCACCAAATCCACCCAAAGCACGGATATAAGCACGTACGATGTTAGAAGAAAGGTACAGTTTCAAGTCAGGCTGTCCGTACAAACGAGTAGGGATAGCGTCAACGATTTTACCAAGCTCAGCGATAACGTCTCCAGCATCTACTGTTGTTCCAGCTACCTCTTGTGCTGCTGGCAAAGTAGCATCAACGGCCAACTGACGCATAATTCCAGAAAATTCTCCAGCAGAAGCGTTGTTACCTTCCCAAATAACACCCTCTATATGAGAAGCAACTTTCTCAGCTACGTGAGCGATAAGGAAGTCAGAGAAAGACTTAGGA